AGACGATACTTGTTGCGGCCGTCCCAGCCCCGATGCAATCCAGCCCGTTCGTCGGCGCATTGCCGAGAGGCCAGGTATATGTCACGCCCGTCGCCAACGTAAACGTTCCCGCGCTTGCAATCGCCGGTGTGCAGGCTGTTTCGGGCGTCGCCGCTGCCCGGTAACAGAACCCAATGTTACCGCCGGAAAGGTTCTGGATAATCAGCGCCTTCCGCGACGCATCGGGCGGAACGCAATTCGCGGCCGCGGTTGTCAGGGTTGAACTCAAGTCGGAATACGTCAGCCCGACCTGAGCCCAAGCGCTGTTCGGATCCGTGAAACAAAACCCAAGCAGCGCAACCGCAAGAGTGCGGGCCTTCATGGCTAGAATACCACGCTTCCAGTCGACGGGTTGACGTTACGGATGACCGCAAACGCCGGACTAAAATACATTGCAAAGACTTCGTCGACGTAAACACCATACTCGTAGCGTCGGGTTTTCCAGGGCCACTGGATTTGATAGTAATCCTGCCGAACCCGGGCCTCCATGATGTTCGCAACGTTCGACAACTCGTATGGGCTTCGGTCCGACCAGAACACAATGGTCCCCGGCGGGAGGTACGGGTGAACCTCGACGTCCAGGGTGTTGTTGAAGAACTTGTTCATGTAGGACGTGACCTTGCGCCCCGCCACGATCCGCCCGTTGACCTGATCGGCGTCGAAGAGGATTCGGAACGTGTTCGACGCAGCCGAGGAATTGAGCATAGCGCCGAAGGAACTCAGCATGTCGGCGCTGGAAATCAGGATTCGGTCGTATCCGATCTTATACTGCTCGTACCCAGCCTTGAGGATCGCGTCGATCTCGTTAATAGATGACCCATTCAACGTCAGTCCAGTGTTCCCATTGGCCATCGTATAGACCACCGAACCCGACGTCGTAAACGCCGTACCGCTGGGCAAATACGGGTTCGTCGACATAAGCTGGCCCGGGCTCGGACCCATGATCGCGCCGAAAATCTGCGGCAGAATGCCATCGGGAACCAGTATGTTCGTTGAGTTGTCCTGGGCCGACCCAGAGACATAGAGCGACGACAGGGGCTGGTTCGTCGAGGCCGGGATGGCGGAGATGATCGCCTGGTTGGACGGGGTGATCCCGGCCAGATACATCACCGCGGGGTTGTTGGTCGACCCAACGAACCACGCATAGGCCATCGCGCCGTTGACGACGGTGACGGTCGCGGTGATCGCTTGGGTGCCCGTAGGCGACGCCGTAGTGATCGCGCTTGGGGCAGCCGACCCACCACCGTAGGTATCCGAGCTTCCGTCGGCGTTGATCTTCGTCTGCTGGCCCGGCACACCACCCGTTCCGGTCGTCGAATTATAGGCGGTGTAGTTAACATAGCCCATGCCGGTAAGAGCAACGCAGGCAACGTATGCGGCTGCGTTGATCGACCCGGTAACGCCTGATACTGCGCCGGCGACCAGAGTCGGCGTCGGCGTGACGCCCAGGGGCATCGAGGCGTTGCCATTGACGAGAATTTTCTCTTCGTCAATCCGCAGGCTTCGCAGCGCGCTCTGGACGCTAATGCCAAGTGCTTCGGGGGTCAACCCCTTCGCACCAAGCCGCGCCTCGAACGTGACCGAGGATTCCAGGCCCAGGGTCTTGAACCTTGCCGTCATGTCCTGCTCAGCAATCGCAATCCGCGCACCACGATTGCCTTCGCTTACTCCCGACGACACCCCGTTGATATTAATCCCGGTGATGCGCTTCCAATGATAGGCATTGCCGCCGTCTGCCGCGCGCCGAGGCAGCTTACCGATCAAGGGCGTCAGCCCCGCATACGGATACAGCATCTGGACGACCGGGCTCAAATCGTACCAGAGCAGGTTCGTCGCCTGCGAAATCGTATCCGCCTTATTCAAGGCGTCCGTGCCCAGCTTCTTGCTGAGCATCTGGTTGAAGTTCTCGTTTGCAAGAAGGGCCTGAACGAATTCATTCCCCAACATGCCATTGCCGCCAACGGCCGGAATTCCACTCATTTTGCTACTCCTTCGGGAAATCGGTAAAGAGTTCGTCAGCAGTTATCCTACCGACAACATATTCGGGACCTAGAGAGAAACCATGAAAATCAGGAGAGGCTACGGTCTTAGGCTCGGTTGACCAGATTTCGGCCAGCTTGGCGGTCATCATAGTCTCTTCTGCTTTCCACAGTTCTGTCCGGTTAGGATCAAGAACTTCTCGAGTAACTATCGTCATCTATGACGCCCCTGCGGTTCCGTGAAACTGAGGGTCGAAGATCAGTTTGCCGCCCCCGCCGAGGATCTTATCCCCGATGCTCTTGGCGATTTCCGCCTCGCGTAGCGAGGCGTTGTCGGAAACCAAGTTGGCCGGGTTGGCGCCCTTGAAGAAATCCGCGACCGGATTTGGCGCTTCGCTGTTGCCTAGGCCGACCTTGGTCACGTCGAATGCATAAGGCTTCGCACCGCCCTGTGCCGGCATCGACTTCAGAAGCTTGAGTTCCGCTTCGGCTGTTGCCGCCTTGACTAGTGCGTCGACTTCACCGCGCGACACAAAACCCGCCTTGTTGGCCTTGAGGTTGTCCATCTCGCCGGGCGAAATCGTCTTGACCCCATCTGGAACCTCGTAAACCCCCGACACGCCCTCCTCGACACAGCCGGCCGCCTTGGCAATCCCGGCACTCGCGGCTTTCGTGGCGGCCTTCTGGGTCTGAAGCGCCCCAAACGCCTTCTGGAGCATTTTCATGACCTCGCCAGTCTTGTCGTCGGCATCGTCGTCGCTCTTGCCTGCCTTCTTGAGCGCGGCCTTCCGCACCGCCCCCATCTTGCACACCTCAAAGGCAGCCTTGACGCACTCTTCGACGTCCTTGCGCGCCTTCTTGATGTTCTTTATCTCGTCTTGGGCGGCCTTGAGAATGCCAACAGCCGGATGCGCGGCCTTCCCAGCCTCGCCGCCCCCCGCCGCCTTTTCAACCAGCCCCAGAATCATCTTGCTCAGCTCATCAGGCTCGTTCCGCACATCAACGGTCATCGCTATGTCTCCGTTTCCAAGAATTGACATCATGCCCACGTCATCGGCATCGGTGAGGGACAGAGCCTCCTCCCCCTCATGCGCCGCCTTTTGGCCAATAACGCCGGCCAAATTCTGTGCAATGGTCCCCAGCTTGGCGGCCAGGGCTGCGTCCTTCTGATCGCCGCCTTCGCGCTTGCCTTCGCGCATCAAAGACCGCTGGGCATCACGAATCGAGTCGAAGCAATAACTTAGCGACCCTGCAATTCCCATCCGCTTTATGAGCTTACGTTCCCGCTTCGTGAGGCGCAGACCACCGTCCCCTTCGAGAGAACGCGGCGACGCCCTCTCTAGACCAAGCTCATGGCTAGACTCGGCCTGGCTCCCGGCAGCCTCCGCTCCACCGCCGGCGTCTGGAGCCTCAGAGGACGGCGCTGACGCCGACTCGCGCGCGGCCGCCTTGGCAAGCTTCTTCGCTGCCTTGCGGTCCACCTTTGATAATTTCATAACCGGAACGGGCATAGGGTCTGACGCTGGTTCCGGCTCAGCCTCTTCGGCTAGAATGTCTACAACCTCGGCCATCTTCTTCAACGCCTCACGGTCGCGACTGGCCTTCGGCGCGGGAACCAAATACGCCCCCGCCCCGTCGACCTTGGCATTTTTCTGCACCGTGATGGCGCACTCAGGATTCGCGGGCCGATCGACAAGAGACACTTCGATCAAGTCCAGCTTGGTGATAGTGTTGCCGTCCTTTGCGAGCTTCCGCCCACCGATAGAAAACCCCTTATAGATGTCTTCCTCGACCTTCTTCCACGCCGCGTCGTCGACAATCTTCGCGGTCAAGTATAGCCCCTTGCCGTCCATGTTGGCTTCGGTGGCCTTGCCGACCGCCGAGGGCTGGTGCATCTCGCGGATGTTTTTCCAGACCATATATCCCGGCAACGCTGCCTTTATCGCGTCACGGGAGACGATCTCCCCATCGCAATCAACGCATTCTGTTGACGCATAGCCGCTAACGGTCCGGTTTTCCTTATCGACCTTCGCGAGCGGAAGGAAGAAGGAGAATTTTTGCTGGTCGCTTTCTGTCGTCATTCCTGCCGCCTTTTTGACCGCCGAGTTCGCCCCTGCAAACGCCCGACTCTCGTCATGGTGGCGATCGTATTCCGAGTTCCACACATGAAGCCACTGTCGGCGCTTTTTCGGCGACTTAATGCGATCCTTAACCGATTGCGGAATATCCTCGACGGAGCTATAAGGCATAACAAACTCCCCCGTTGAACTTTTGGTTCTCGCCCCCTGCAAGCAGAACAACTCCGCCTCTGACCAGCCTAGTCAGATAAAGCAAGGGGCGACCCAATGCGATGGCGTGCCGGGGCACAATACGGCGTTTGCGTGCACAAGGCGCGCGAACATTAGTCATATGTTCCCTGCCTG